ATCGCTGGTGCCGAAGTAGTAACCCGTTGCCGGCGTGGCATTGACGACGTACGTCGTCCCTGGTGCAACCGTGTACGGAGAACCAGCCGCGTCAATCGTGGTTCCGCCGGCATTCTTATAAACAACACCGGTGGTGTTCACGATGGTCAACGCGCCAGTTGCCGGGACGTAGGTAGGAGCAGCAGGAGTAACCAGAACGTTCGAACCAGCGGTACGGTTGATGACCATGGCGGCCTTGAGCTTGACAAGAGCTCCAGAGAGCCGGGTCTCGATGAGGTACTTCAGCTTGTTGTAGTCGATGTCGAAGTCGTCGAAGAAGTTGACCTCTCCGCCCTTGTTGGCACCGAGCACGTAGTCAACCGGGTTGACCATGACGCCGATGATGTCTGGGTACTCGAGCATCACCTCAACCGGAACGATCTTGTCGACACGAAGCTCCATGGCGAGCTCCTCGAGGTTCCGGTACATGCGCTTGTTGTCGCCGTCACGCACGAGCAGGAATCGAGCGATCCAGTACTCCGTGGTGAAGAACGTCGGCATACCGGTACCCTTGAGCTTTGCCCGGTTCATGATGACAGCGTCCATCACCTCGAGCATCGACGAAGACGCATCATCAACGTTGACATAGATCTGCGTGGTGTAGAGCTCGTGATCGGTTGCGATCGGTCGAATGCACTGCTCATCAATCTTGTCCTCGCTGGCAATATCGCGACCGTCGCCGAGGAGCATCGCACGAGCAACTTCCTCATCGAGCATGAGCCGCATTTCGCCCTTCATCCAGGCGATCACCTCGAAGTCGGTGATGTCTACGACATCGTCACGATCCAACGCCTGCTTCTTGTACACAGTCGTAGGAGTTGTGACGCGCTTGGCGACCGGGAAGAACTCTTCCTTCTTGAATGCCCCTGTCACGTAACCCTTGGCTCGAGCGTCATCCTCAGTGAGATCGGCCCACAGCGTCTTGATCCGGGAGAACGGGCTCTTTCGAGCAGAACCAATCAGAGCAGTTGCCCACTCAGTACGACGCCTGTTCCACTCCGGCGCATCAGCGATTGCTTTTGCATCGGGGAAGAGAACGTCGATCTCATTGATCCCATGCGCAAGAGCGTATTCCTCGAAGGCGCCCTTCATCGAGCCGCCTCGCATCGCACTCTTGAGAATGCCCTTCATGTCATCATGAGAAAGCACCATGGAGTTGTCGCCGCCCGCCTTCTTATCCTCGAAAACGTTATGGGTGATCATTTGGGTTCCTTCCTTGTCGCCGTGACCGGCAGAGTCGTCATTCAGGTCGTCTTGCTGTGCTGTGCCGGCAGCTTCGGCTGCCTGACCAACCATGAAATACACTACTTCTTTTTGTTCATCAGTCATCGCATTGAATACGTCTGCAACAGACTTGTCCTCATCGCCGTCAGCATGCCCGACCTTCTTGTCCTTATCGGCATCACCATCAGCATCTTTAACCTTCTTGGTGTCACTGGATCCACTCACATCGAGCGCCTCTCCGAGCATGGAATGAACCAGCTCCCTCTGCCTGTCGTTCAACGAGTCGTATACCTTCTGGACATCGTCATCCCTATCGTCCCTATCGTCCTTACCGTCCCGATCGTCATCATCGCCGTCAGGAGTATCAGAATGACTGAGCTCGATGGGAATCCCCATCGTAATAATGGCTTCATCTTCAAGAACCGAGTCTGGCTCACCGTCAGAATGCTCAACGACGATGTTGTCAATTACTGCTCCTGGGTTTGCACCAGAAAGCACCAAACTCACTTCCTTGATTGCCCCATGAAGAACGGCTCCTGCCTTCATGAGCAAACCATTTGCCCAAATGGACAACATTGTGATGTCCTTGTGGACTACTGCTTCCTTCGTATGTTGAGCCTTCGGTGTGTTGTTGAAATAGCAACGGGTGTAAATATCTCCATTACGAGCTTCGAGAATAGCGTGCCCAAGAACGTTTTCTGGGTCATTGTGACCATGCATCCACACCAACGGGACCTGCATTTGGTCCTGATGCTTGAAAGCATCCGGCATGATGGTCTTACCGTCAGAGCATCGAATGTTCGCCTTTGTGGCGTAACCACTGAAGTCGTGCTTCATCGTATTTCCTTTCAGAGACTAAGACGCTTTCTTGACGTCTGCTTCTGGTTGTGGCATGTTGCTATTTACTAGCTGATCGGCCTTCGGATCTGTAGATGGAGGAACTCCCAGGAACCCTCGGATCTCATTAGCCGAGAAGATCTCATTTCTGGAGAACTTATCGGCAATTTCAGCAAGCTCGCCTACAGTGACGAACATGAATGGATCACGGAAATATCGAATCCGTTCCTTATTGGCTGTTCCAACTATACCAAGCCACGATCTCTGCATCGCCTCAATTATAACGTCAAGAATAGGCTTTACAGTTCGATTATGATAGTTGAGCATGGTCTTTTCGTCTGCTGTACCGTTCATGACATCCTCGGTAATACCGAGTTGCCCAAACAACAGATTAGTAAGATACTCAATCTGCTTAAGAAGATTGTTCTCAGCTGGACGATTAAGCTGAGTAATCTTTTCTGTTCCATCCGTATAAGCAATACCGTACTGACTACCCTTTAACTGGAATTCGATGTCTTGGCGACGTTGTTCTGCTTGTTGACGTCTTGCCTCCGACTTGATTACGTATGGCAACTGAATTATGATGTCAAGCTTGCCTGAACCAGTAGCTTCATCAACCGAATCCAAGAGACTCAATTTCCGAGTCAACCTCGAAAGAGTTGAAAGTGGTTCGTTCATAACCGCATAAAATGGATTCTGAACAAGAGCTACGAATTTCTTCTCTAATATAACTTCTTCACGTTTTCCAGTTGCCTCATTATACAGTTCCACTCGAACATGCTTTGGGAACCACTCTTTAACGCAACCAACACGTAATGTTACAATTTCAAAATCGGCTGCCTCTGGGGTTCCAATCGTATCGACTGGAACTATCGCCGCAACTCCTTTATCGAACAACGTAAGAACAATATCTTGCCGAAATTGGCTTGGTCCTTGGTCCAAGTTCGGTTCGAAAAGAAAGCATTTGTTTAACATGCTCTCCATGTTCTTCAAATATCGATCCTGCTCATCAAGTTGAATGTGACGAATTAAAACTTGCGCAACATCGATACTAATTCTCGTATAAATAGACGTAATGATGGATCGATCGTTATAATATCTCTGTCTCGGACGATCTGGCGCACTAGAAGAGCCCAAACCTAGATTATACACCTCTTCCTGCTGTTCGCCAGTTGACCGAAACGCGTTCCAAGCGCTTCTGACTCGTGATAGAATTGGCAAAATATGCACCTCCTTTCTAGGTGTTGATCACGAATGTTAATTAGTCAAAGTTCAGCTCCCGAACATCAACACCGCTAAGACGAGCAAGCATATCGCCCACAACCTTTTTACCTTGATTAACCTTGTTCTGATTACGTTTCCCTCGTTCGACTTGAGCTTTTGCGGCGTCTCTAAAAGACCCTTCAATCACAAGATCATTTGTTGAAATTTGAAAAAGACCTGCTTTAATCATGTCGCCAACAGAAGCTTTCCCATCTGCAACTCGTTTTACTCGATCAAGCCTTCTCTGCGCTGATGGGTTGTTTCTATTACCGAACCGATCAGGCCCCTTTGCTGCTCGCTTTTGGGCTCGTCGAACACCCCACTTCTGACCTTTGACACCGTAGTGCGCAAAGAAGGCGTCGATTGCCTCGTCGGATAACCCCTGATGCTCGAGAAACTCCCCAATCTGGTCTACGTTCATTCGAAACTCTCCTTGTTCGCCTTGTACGCCACATAAGCATCCATCATGGCGGCTACGTTGTCGATCTTCTCATCCTTACGCTTCTTCTGGAGCTTACGGTTACCATTGGTATCCTCGAGAGTCACCGCATTACCCATTGCAAAGCTCATCAAGTCTTGATCAAATATAAGCATCCGTTCTTCACTCAAATGCTTCAATTCACCAAGTGGAACCGACTCGGTCCTAGCTCCCTGAATAACTTTCTCAATTCCAAAGGATCCGTTTTCCGCTTCCCAGCGACTTACGAATTCCTTGGCGTTGTAAGGGTCGAATCCTAGACAACGAACGTCGTAATCATTCCTTAACAAGAAGGCATCCAGATCATCATACACTTCCATCATGTCAAGCACAGTCCCCTCGAGGACATGAAGGCTATCTTCAATAATAAACTCTTCATACTTACCTCTCATGGCTGCCGGCAACTTCATCAACGTCAACGAAGAGATGTAACTCCTCGTCTTCACACCAAACGCTCCGTTCTGCAGCGGGAACAGTAGCGTGAACGCACAGAAGTCGTCGCCTTGCGAAAGATCTGCGCCTAGAGCACAAGGCATGCCCCAGAATTCTCGATCTGCGTGAGGAAGAGTCTCTTCGTACGTGAAGAAGTAGGTGAACCCTTCCATCGGAATACCAAAACGCTTCGCCAAGATGTCGTTTCGTGACGCCGGCGCTTTCTCAGCTCGCTCGACGTCTAGATGGTAAACGTCGTACGTAACCGTCTGCCCAAGATTTGGGTTGGCTTTCTGCCATTTTGACGGATCATTAACTTCTTCTATGTCGTCCAACTTGTAGTGCCAGATGGAAACGTGAGGAGCTTGATAGTCACCTCGAAGAATGCTAGCAAGCTCCAACTTAATGGTGTCGCCGGATCCATTCCGAACAGTTCCCTCCGAGCTGATCGCTACAATGATGTAGTCGTCCAACTTTGAGGCACCTTGCTCGATTGCCCCGACGACATCCTCTCGAATGTCACCAGACAGCCACTCGTCGACCGTCGACACCTTAGGACGAAGACCCTGAAGTTTGTTGATCGCCATCGGACGGACCTCGAGGAGAGATCCAGTTAGAAAGTTCTCGACACCCTTCTTGGTCGAGGCCAACTTCATCCGATTGAACTTCGATCCCGTTGTGTTCTGAAGCGATCCCTCTGTAAGGAACTTAAACAGTGGACCTCGCGCGCGGGTGATCGCAGTCCTGAACGGAGACATCACCTCGTCCGCTTGCTTCATGGTAGGGGCGGTGGTAATCTGATGAGTGGTTGCCGTATCCACATTGAGGAAGTAGCTCTGGATGCACATGGCATACATCGACTTGGCTGCACCTCGAGCGACGATCAAGTACTGCTTAGTGATCAACCGCTTCTTGATCAACTTCTTGACATAAGATCCGCCACCATCCGGCGAAGGTTGATACACACTTCTCTCAACAAAGTAAAACCAACCTAGAAGATCCTCTGCCCAAAGCTTGAACGAGTCGAGCAGATGCAGATCGCTACCGTCAGTTAGAGTTAGTTCCCATTCACAATACTTGATGAACCCATCGACAGCCATGTCGTCATGATAGATGTTAGGATTAGCGATGTAGTCGTCGATTCTGTTCATCTGCATCGAGATC